GCCTGGACGAACAGGTCACCCATCGTTTTCGCCAGCCCACCGATGAAATCGGTGAACGGCTTGAACAGCGGAGTCAAGGCCGTCACACCGGCGACGATCCCGGGCAACAGCCCGCCGGCCGCCGCGTCTTGCAGCCGGTGGAACGCCGGCAGCAAAGTTCCTTCCCACAGCTTCGCAAGGGCCAGCGTCGCAGGGTTCACCTTCGCCAGCTGGTCCTGCACCTTCTGCAGAGCCGTCGACGTCGCCGCACCACCAGACTGCGCAGCTTTCTGGGCGGACAGCATCGCGTTCGCCACCGCCTGCTGCGCCTGCTCGATCGCGAACGCCGACTGCCGGGCCTGCGTCGCCTGCGCCCGCTGCGCATCCGCCAACGCCTGCTGCGCCTTCGTCTGCGCGTCCAACGCATTCGCGACCTGCTGCTGCGCCGACACCACATTCCGATCGCCGGCGATACCGGCCTTCTGCGCCTGCGCGTTGTCCGCAGTAGCCCGGGTCGACTCGAGCTGGGCTTCCTTCTGCCGCTGCTGCGCCTCCGCCACCGCGAGAATCGCCTGCTGCCGCTGCAACTCCGTGACCGGAGCACCACCCGCACCCAGAGTGCGCAACGCCTGCTCGGCCTGCAGCACGTCCAACGCGGCTTGCTTCGCCGACAACTGGGCGTCGGCCTGCCGATTAGCCGAATCCTCAAGGTCACGGATCGCCTGCTCACGGGCGTCGTTCAACGCCTTCTGCGCCGCAGCCGACGTCCGATCCGCAGCCGCCAGGGCAGCCTCCGCGTTCTGCACCCGCTCCGCTGCCTGCACCGCAGCATCCGCAGCGTTCGCCCGGGCGTTCGCCAGGCCGCGCTGCGCCGACGCGATCGCGTTCGCCGCCGCTGCCTGCGTCGCCGCCGAGGAAGACGATGCACCAGCGGTACGGGCCGCCTGCGTAGCCTCCGCCGACTGCTCCTGCGTCAGCAGCTTCACCGCATTCGACACACCGGAGAAGCCCAGCGCAAGAGTCCCCAACCCAGCACCACCGGCAAGGACGCTTGTTGCAATTCCTGACAGGCCAGCCGTTGCCGCAGCACCTAGCGGGACTAGAGCCGGGCCGAGAGCAAGCCCACCCGCGACCAACCCGGACATGCCGGAGAAGGTCTCCCCGACGTCGACGTTGACCTTGGCCCGGCGCCCATCAAGACTGTCTACCTGCGCCTGGATCGCCGCAAGCTCAGCAGACGCGGCTGCAGCATCGACCCGGACCTCAGGATTGGCCCGCTTGACGTTCAGTTCGTCCAGCGACGCCTTGACCTCACGCAACTGAGCCATCGCATCGGCGGCGTCGAGGTCCACACCGATCCGCTTGCCCGACAGTTCCTGCAGTTGGGCGCGGATCTCCGCGATCTTCCGATCCGTCGGCGACGAGTCAGCGTCGATCGTGACATCGGGAAGGCTCCGCAGCGCGGCCTCGACCCGGGTCTTGAACGCATCGGCGAACTTTCCACCCGTGGAGTCACCTGCCCGCGCCGCACCAGACTTGGCCGCGCCGTCGGTAATGCCCCTGCCGATGGCGTCGCTGATCTGCCCGCTGATCCGCTGGCCGAGTTCCCGGCCGATCTGATCACCGACCGGCGACAGCTGCGCCCGCAGCGTCGGAGCGAAGTTCTTCGTGGAGGGAACGACGTCGACGCTGACCGAACCGACGCTGATAGGCATGCCTTCACGCCCCCTTCGCTCTCATCTCGTTCAGGCGGGTAGCGACAGACGGGCTGATCAGCCGCAGGCGAACCCCGGGCCGTGGTGTCGGCTCAGGCGGTTTCGGTTTCGGCTCCAACTGGCCGGCGACCGCCGTCACATACTCAAGCCGGCGCAGCGAGTCCCGCAGGTCGGCGAGCTGGTAGTTGACCAGCGCCCACGGGCCGAACTTCTGCTCCCGCATCGGGGCGACAAGCTCGGCATCCGGCGTCTCGTCCCGCAGTTCGGTCTGCGTCCACGACTCCTGCGGCAGCCGGTTGATCAGCACCCACAGCCGCCTGTAGGACAGTCGGCCCGCGAACAGGTCCCGCAGGTCAACCTGGTAGTAGCGCTGCAGATCGGCTTCTACTGCCTCGCAGTGCCCTTCGACCCATTCCGAGAGCGCGACGATTTTCCCCGGCTCTCACCGGTCGCGTCCTGCCACGCCGCGAAGAACGCTTCCACGTCGTCGTTCGTCGGGTCCGCGTCCACCCACGCGTCGTAATCGTCTGGGGAGAGGACGAGTTCAGCCCACGCGTCGAAGTCGCCTTCCCGCAGGGCGCGGTTCGCGCGGGTCTTCCACCGCCCCGGCGGAGGGACGGTGACCTCAACCTTCGCCTCGTCGGTGACCAGCGGCACGACCACCCCGTCAGGAGGGGCGGTCGCGTCCGCCTGCACCGACTCCAGGCTCGTCATGCGGCGTTCGCGTCGAACAGGCCGATCAGCTGCTTGGCGACCCCGTTCGCGTCCACATAAGCGGTGATCGTCACGCCGCGCTCGGCGATGCCGTCCGGCCGGTAGACGACGTCCTTACGGTCGGTCACCTCACCCTCCGGCACGTACCAGCGGGCGATGTTCGTGCCCTCCACCACGTCGAAGACGAACGCCCGCCGGTCCTGCTTACCAGTCGTGTCAGCGGTGACCGTGACGAGGTGCGTCGTCGCGTCCGGAGTCGGGTCGGTCACCCGGTAGTACAGGCCGAGGACCGCGTTGTTCGACTCGAGGAACGTCACGTCGAACGTGAACTCCTGATCGGTGATGATCGTCTTGAAGGGGACAATCGACCCCCACCGCTTGAACGAGGTGCGGGTTTCCGCGCCGTGCTCGGTGAGCCCGTCCGTGGAAAGCGCACCAAGGTCAACCCACGGGGTCGACAGTGCGGAAGTGTCCACGGGTGCGGTCGTGCCGGTAGGCGCGACGGACGCGATGCCGTTCTGCCCCGCGAGGGCGAAGTCGGTGTCAACAGCCATGACAGGTGTCCTTTCGGGACGGAAGGGGCTCAGCTCTTCACGTGGAGGCGGTAGGTGGAACCGAAACGGCGTAGCGCCGTATCGTCATAGGGACGCCAGGACGGGCCTGTGATCGTCTGGACCATCGTCACGGTCGCGCCGGCCACCGTCCGCCCTGGCAGGGTGACCCTCATCGCGTAATGCCCGCGCCGCGCCAGATCGCTTGCTGCGACCCGGTCAGCGGCGAAGAAGTCGAGGTCGACAGTCGCCACGTCGAACGACGGCACGTTGTCGTCGTCAGCCCCGCCGATCCGCGTGACCTGCACGACCGGCAGCATGTCGGCCAGGTTCGACGGCAGGTCAGTCACACCTCGGGCCGTCAACGCAGATTCGAGCCACGGACTCAGTAGCGCCTCGACGTCGACGTTCACTCGGACTCGGCAGCCCGAATCGCCGCGACGAGATCGGCCTTCGTGTCCGACGACGAGAACTCGATACCGAGCCTGACAGCCCGATCCTGCAGGTCGGCCTTCGCCATCCCAGCCAGCTCATCGGCCGTCTCAAGAATGACACCCCGCCGCTGGTTGACCAGCACAGCCGCGCGCTGCTCCGTCGTGTCGATGACGTCGGTGCCTTCACGGGCGATGTCCCGGTGGTAGGTAAGCCGCACTCGTGGCATGGTCAATCCCTTCTCAAGGCGCAATGCGATCCAGCCGCTTCCCGCAGTTGCAGACGAGGTAGGAGCGCCAGGGCGCCCACAACGGCGCGACCCGAACGAACCAGTCGCCCTTCACCAGCGGTTCATGTTCGTGCCTGCGCCGGTGCTTGCCCGGTGGGCGTTTAGTCACGTGCATGGTCAAGGGCCCGGCCCAATACCCGGAACCGAGGCGTGTCCTTCGTGCCCCATTCGATGTAGAAGGCCGCCGGGTCGTCGTTCGTGACCCGGCCGTAGGCGCGGCGCGTCTTCCCCTCACGCACCCCGGACTCCACGGTGAACGAATCCTTGTAGTGCGTGCCGTCCTTGCTGCCCGGATCGAACGGTGCCATCGCCTCCGCAGCGGCCTTCACCTTCTCCGCACGCCGGCGCATCTCCGCCTGCATCTCCGGGGAGCAGAGCATCGTTCCGATGCCCTCGAACGAAGCCCTGAAGGTGCCCATAGTCGGGATGGCACCTCCCTGTCTTTAGATGTGTCGCCAAATGACCCGACGAACTATGGCGCTGATGAGCGTCTGCTCCACGCCGTACTCCTCGGCCAGATCACGTTGGTAGACCTTGTATGGCACGTACCTAGCGCGAATCTCCAACACTTGCTCTGCTGTCAGCTTCGCTCGCTTGTGCGCCTCACCGCGCGGCAATCGTTCCGGGTATCGCCGAGCGCCATTGTTGTCTCCAGCCGTCTTCCATCCACCGTGGCGACCCTTGGCGTCCCGATCCGCCATGTTGTCCGCGTTCGTTCCTGTGAACCAGTGGCGCGGGTTCATACACGGAAGGTTGTCACAGTGGTGAAGCACTCCATGACCTTCAGGAATAGGGGCAACAAGATGTTCGTAGCCCCACCGCATTGCCCTCACGTAGTGCCCTCGACCGTTCGGGAGATACGTCCCGTCGAAGAAGAGGCCACCGTAACCGTCGCGGTCGCGACTGGCCGTCCACGGCCAGCAGGCGTCAGGACCGCCAGATGTGTCGATCTTCGACCAGTAGCGCTGTTCGACGGGGATGCGCTTACGCTTAGGCATGTCGCCTGCCTGCTTTCACCAGGTAGCCGATAGGACCGGGGCTGTTTCGCCGCAGCTCCGGTCCACTTAGTTTATCGCTGGTAATCCGCGTTGAAGCTCATATCTGGTGATCTACCTGGACGCGTTCGGCAAGGATCGTGACCGTCACAGCCGGAACACCGTCGGAGCCAACCGGGCCAACACTCGGAGCCGGGTCGGCAGCCACGTGCCACGGGAAGTCCACGCCGTCAACAGTGAGACTGAAGCCACCCTCAGGGGTGCACCGCAGAACGACGTCTTTTGCCATTCTCGGTCCACTCACCCGGTCACCCGCTTCAAGTTCAACTGCACACCCGGAGCGAGGTTCGTGAACGGGCTGACGAACACCGCCGGCTCACCATCAACCTCGTACTTCAACCCGGCGATCAGCACCGCATCCACCGCGGACACATCCGTCCCGGCCGGGAGCAGCGCCGCGACCCCGGTGATCGTCAGGTCCTGGGCCTGCACGTTCTCCGTCGACGACCTCGGCCACACGGGGCAGCCGGGAATCGCCGTCTGCGTCTCCGTGAAGACATCGTTGCCGTAGGCGTCCCGGCCGCTGACCGTCCGGCGGACCAGGGTCACGTCCTGGCCGAAGGGGAAGGTCACGGATACCAGCCGGGACCGTCAGCCCCGTACTCCACACCCGAGTAGCTGTTGGTGTCCCACCAGGGCAGGTTCTGCCCGGCGTTCGGCGGGGTCGTGTCGATGGTGAACGCGCCACCCCCACCGGCGAGCCGGCGCAAGGTCCGCTTGTTCTCCCGCGTCAACCGCAGCCCACCCGACATCGGCCCGTGGCCGACCGTGTACGGGCCGACCGACTCCTGCTGGGCGCTCGTCGGGTTCGTGTAGGCGCGGACCACCACATCCAAAATCACCGTGTCCGCACCGTCGGGCAGCGGGTTGACCACCGACTGGCAGAGCATCGTCGCCCAGTCGATCATCTGCTGGACGCGTGCCTCGTCCACGGTCGTGTCGAGGTAGGTGCCAAGGTCCGTCGGTGTGATCGTCACTTGGCACCTACCTCGTCCGTGTCACTTGTTGTCGTGCTTCTTCGGTGCGGCCTTCTTCGGCTCGGTGTCCTTCGGGTCGTTGACCCACACGCGGTCACCGGCCTTACCGAGCGGGCCGTCCTCAGTCAGCGTGATCAGGTGAGGCATCAGCTGTTGTCGGTGTAGACGACGAACGCGTTCTCGTCGCCGACGACGAAGCCGTAGTACGCCTCGCAGAGCAGGAGAACCAGGTTCTCCTGGAACGCGCTGTGCGTGGTGCCGCCGTCGTCCACGTAGGACGCCTCGTTGGACACGCGGATCGAGATGTCCATGCCCACGCCGTAGGCGCACTGGGTGAAGTCCCCGCCGACCGCCCGGACCTTCGTGTCCAGGTTCGGTGAGGTCGACGCCTGCGCTGTGGTCACCGACGGACTGGTGCCGCCGGTCAGCGCGGAACCGTCCGCGGTCAGCGGACCGGCCGCGCCCGTGGTGGCGAACGTCGCGGTGAACGGGCCACTCCCGGTCACCGTCACCCCCGCAGCCGGTGAGCCACCGAACGGACTACCCGCACCGATGGCCCGCAGCGCGGCCTGGATCGTCGCCGCGTCAGCGTTGTACGCGATCGGCGCGGTCGTGTAACCGCCCATGCTCAGGGTGAACGTGCCACCCGTCGGGCTGCCGTTGACGGTGATGGTCTGCACCTTGTCGCCGGAGTACCGGTACGAGCCGGACACGCCCCGGTTGTAGGCGGCGGGGTAGCCGATTAGCGTGCCGCCGTTGAACCCGGATGTCGGGTCGTTGTCCACCCACAGCGGCCTGCCCTGCGTGTCGGTCTGCTTCTTCAGCGTCGGCCGCAGCCGGGGGTCCGCAGCGAATCCGGAGAAGTCGTAGTTCTTGTCGACCACGAGCTCCTCACCGGACACGAGGTCGGTGTACATGCCGCCCGCGTTCTGCGCCGCCGTGCCGAGCTCCACCGAGTTCGGGGTCTTCAGCAGGTAGTCGGCGAACGGACCGGCACCACCGGTCTTGCGGCTCTTGCCGTGGATCGCGGCGAAGTCGAAGGCACGGGCGAGCGCCGTCGGCAGGTCCTGCTGCAGCTGGTCGTACAGGCCGGCCGGGTTGGTCATCGCGACCTCCTGGCTGACCGGGAGGAGCAGCGCGACCTTCTTACCGGTCATCGTCTTCACGCCGATCGCGGCGCCACCGACCGGCTTCGAACCGCCCTCAGCGACCCAGTCGGCCTCGGGCGCGTCCATCGGGACGGGAATAGCGGTCTGCGCGTTCACCGACAGGGGAACGCGGCGGGCGAGCTGCTGTACAGCCGACGACTCGGTGGCCTTACGGAAGATCGGGCCGGTGATCGTCGGCGGGAGCAGAAGCGGGGCAACATTGCTGAGTTGGTTAGCCATGACGGCTTCTCCTTGTGCGAAACGGATGGGTGTCGTCGCGTGCGACGGGCCTGCCGTTCACGCCGAGAAGCCCGGACCTGCCGGGATGATGCGGAAAGTCAGATGCTCAGGTGAGCCGGCCCTGAAGCAGCGCGGCGAACTCCTGCGCCGGATCAGTGGGCGTGCTCGTACTGCTGGACCCCTGCGCCGGGTTCGGGGCCGGCACCCGCGGGCCGGACTCGCCCCGCTTGTAGTGCGGCTTCGCGTCGAGGAGCGCGGCCAGGTCAGTCTTGATGGCTTGCTCGTCGACCGTCCCGCCGGCGTCCAGGTACTTCGCCGGGTCGAGGTTGCGCACCGCGTCGTCCGGATCGGCGAAATCGACGGCGGCCAGGGCGCGGACCGTGGACGCGACGGAAGCTGAACGCCACTTCTCCGCTTCGGACTGCCAGCGGGTCAGCTCCTCCGTCTTACGTTCCAGCTCGGTCTTGGAAGCTTCCTCGAGCCGTTCGTACTCGGCGAGCTTCTGCTGCTGTTCGGCGGTGAGCGCCGGCCGCTTCGCCAACTTCTCCTTGTCGGCACGCAGATTCTGGACGAGGTTCCACGCCTTCTCCGCGTCGAAATCCTCACCCCACGGCGGGGTCTCGGGCGGAGTTTCCGGCGCTGCCGGCTGGGCGGGGTCGGGCTGGGACATGCTGGCCCTCCTGGGGCTGGTTACGACCCCGCTCCTGGCAGGGTCTAGCGGGATTCGAGCGCCCGGCGGAACGCGTTACGCGCCTCCGCGCCGGACTTGCCGCGAGCGGACTCGCGGTAGATCGCCTGCCATTCGCGGACCTGCGCGGACGGCTCGTAAGCGGTGAACACCGGCTCCACGTGGCACCGGCAATGGTTGTGAGCCTCGAAACCGACGGTGTCCTGCTTGTACACGGCACCGCGGGTGGCGAGTAGGGCGCAGAACGAGCACGCCCCCGGCTCGGGGATACGCGCCCAGCCTTTCGCCGCACGGTCGCGCTGCACGTTTCCGATCAGCGTTTCCCGGCCCACGTTGAGCACCAGGCGGTCAGCCGCGCCGACTAGCCGCTGCTCGGCGGCTGGCAGGTCCGGCTCTGCCGTCCTCAGTGGCGCGGTCGCCCAGCCAACGTTCGCGCCGATCTCTTCCAGCGGTGGCAGGGGCGCAGGGATCGTCCGAAACGGTGTCGTGAGTCCCGCAGCCCGCCGGGACGCCAGGTAGGAACGGTCGGCCAAGGTCGCCGACGCGAGCCCGTACCGGTGGATCAGCCCTGCGACAAGCATCATGAACCTGGGCATTGATCCGTTCACGTCGGTCAGGTCGATCTGCTGCCAAACCGTCCTCAACTGCAAGCCGAGAGCCGTGACAAGACCGGCCTGCGCCGTCTGACTATCCGTCGCTGTTGCCATCGGCCGGTGGGGTCGGCGGTGGGTTCTTCACGGCCGCCGGGTTGATGTCCCGGGCCACCGTCACATCCGCGCGGGCTTCCTTCGCCTGCAAACTCGTCGCGAGCTCGGCGAGCACCGACGCACCCGCGTCCAGCTTCCGGTCCGCCTCGAGCCGGGCACGTTCCACCCCGGAGTAGCCGAGCCGCTTCAACGTCACATCCGACGTCGCCGGGACCGCACCCATCTGCACCTGCTTGAACATCGCATCCGACGTCGCCGCCGGGGTCGGTGTGGACGCGTCCGCCCAGTCGACCTGAAGCCGGCGCAACTCTGCGGGCAGCACCGCGCCGTTGTTCGCGAACCGCCAGATCAGCCCGGCCACCGTCCGCAGCGCCGGAGCGAACTGGCGCTGCACCTGCTCACCGCGCCGGTCGATCCGGTTCTCCGTCACCCTGATCGAATCGGCGCTCGCCGGGTTCGCCGTCGCCGTCAGGCCGAAGTACGACGGCGGGTAGCCGGTGTAGGAAGACATGAGCTGCGCGTGCGAGTCGACGATCCGGGTGAACACCGACGGGTCGAACGCGGTGAACTGGCCGACCGTGGGCGCGTTGCCTTCCTCGTCCCGTTCGAACGCCAGCATCTTGCTCATGACCATCTGGATCGCGGACTTCGGGTTGCCGTCCGCGTCCTGGAAGTCGGACTCGGTCGCCCCCAGCACGTACCGGTGCGGCACCGAGTAGAACTCGCGGGCGATCTCCATGCCCAGCAGTGACCGGCATGCCGAATCCGTCGTGTTCATGATCGCCGGGCTGATCTCGGACCGGCCCTCACGGGCGGCGGCGCGTTGCCGGTTCGCCAACCGGACAACCGTGACCTCGCCGAACCCGTGCTGGTCCCGGTCGTCCACCTGCCACGGGCCGGACGTGAGCTGCCGGGACATGAGGATCGTCTGATCCGGCAGGTACAGCACCGCCCGGTAGACACCCTCAACCTCATACGCCTGATAGGCGGCGGTCGTCCGTCGGGTCCGCGGATCCCACGTCATCGTGCAGTTCAGCGGCGACTCGACCGTGACAATCGGCGAATCCCCCGGTATGTCAGCCGACCCGACGATCATGTAGCCGCGGCCGTAGACCAGCGAGTCGAGGAACCCGAGCGGCGCTTCCGCGTCCATGTCGTTCGCCGACCAATGCTCGGCGAGCTCCGAGTCCACGTCCGTCGCCGACGGCAGCCGGAACCCGTCGACCACGCACCGCTCGACCAGCGGGTCCACGCAGATCCGCGGCCAGTCGACTACCGTCCGCACCCCGGCCAGTTGCGGCGGGATCGACACCCCCAGGTCGTTCAGACGTTGGGTGCCTTCGTAGTAGGCGTTGTGCACGAGCATCCGCACGCTCTGCACCGTCAGCTTCGTCGACAAGCCCAAGACCAGCCGCTGCTCGTCATCGGACAGGCCGGGGATCGACGGGCCGGGGAACGTCGCCCCCGTCAGCGGAGGGAACAGTGACACGGTCGGTGCGGTCACTGCCACCTCCTCATGAGAGCGCGATCACACGGCCGCCGCCCGGCGTGCCAGCCTTCTTCGTCATCAACAACTGCCGGCGCACCATCCGGGCGCCAATCGCGCACACCGCCAGGTCGACCTTGCGGGCGCTGGAACGGTTCTCCTTGCCGATCGTCGTGCCGTACTTGCCCTCACGGCGCCGCGCGTTCTTCATGTGCCGCTTCAACGCTGCCCCGCCGTGGTGACAGACCGACCCGGACTTCAAGTCATCGGCGAGTTGCCCGACCGCAGGTTGGAACAGTTGCTGGGCCGACGGCTTGAGCATGTCGAATGCCACCGCATGTCGTTTGGCCCCGGAAGCGACAGCCCACAACTTCAGCCGTTTCCCGTAGGCGGCGTGCCACTGGTCTACCAGCGGCCACCAGAACCGGTCGTCGTCAAGCGCATCATCGGCCTTAGCGTGTGACGGGTCGAAGAAGAACGCCAGAACCTTGAACCGGTCGAACGTCTCCACTACCGCCGCGTCGACCGCGGCACGGGAGACGAGTTCGTCCTTGGACGGATGCTGATGATGCATCGTGAATAGCGCACCATCGGATATGCGGCAGGCCACGAGCCCCGTGTCGTCACCCGACTTTGAGCCGTCCCCGAACAGTGCGATCTGCTCATCGTCGGCGAGTACAAGATCAGGCCGGGCGCACTGGTCCACCCATCGCGGATCAGCCCACGCGTCCTCCGCGCCGACGATCTGGTTGTACCACTTGCGGCGTGACTCGCTCGCAGAGTTCGCCGGGTTGAGGATGGACTTGATGATCCGGCCGTTCGGGCGCGTGTCCAGCCACGTCGAGTCTCCGGCGATCGACCGCACCACACTTGGTGCTGCCTCCACCGTCAGTGGCGCATCAGGGGGGGCCTCGAGGGAGTCCAGCAGCACGCCGAACTCCAAGCGCACCGCGTCATCGCCCTGCGCCTCCTCCCAGCCGATCCGCGCACGCTCGGCCACGGAGTCCCGCCCCGGCCGGTAGGCATTGAAAATGTCCAAGATCCGGGCTGGTTGTTCGACCTCGGCCTTCGCTGCGTTGCCCTCGATCGCGCCCGCCATGTCATGGCCGCCGTTGGACGCATCCCAGTTCTGAATCTCGCTGCGGATGATCTGCTTTGGCCGGCCACCCTCGATTGCCGCCGACGACGACGTGACCGCCTCGATCTGCCGGCGGTCCGAGTCCGACCACACGTTCAGCTTGCCGATCTGGATGCCGTAGTACCGCTGCGCCTCAAGCGAGATCAGCGACGGAAACAGCTTCATCGTGTTCTTCGTCTGATCCTGCGATACGGCGCAGATCTGGGTCCACGCATCCGGCTCGTCCCGACCGACCGGACGATCACCGTCCCAGTGGTCGAACACGACCGGCGCATGCAAAGACCCCGCGCTCACACACGCCGCAAGCGGGTCCTTCCCGTGTCCCTTCAGCCGCTGGAACATTGCCGAGTGGTACAGGAAATCACCCGAGGACTCGACCGCGTAGTACCACAGCAGGAACCGTGCCTGCTCCGGAGTGAACCGCCACGGCTTCCGACCCTTGCCCGTCAGCCACAGCCCGCACCACGCCAGGAACCCCCAGCCCAGCGACGCCTCTGGCAGCAGCCACCCGCCGTCCCACTGCCACGTAGGGCCGATCTTGACCGGCTCCCACTCCAGATCAGCCGGCGGTGGGGTGCTGTCCAGCAGATCCCGATACCAGCGCTCGATCTCGGCCAGGTCAGCATCACGCGACGGGACGAACGCGGCAGAGCTAAGCGCCCGAGCCATGCGCCGACGCCCAACGCGACTGCGCCGCCGACCGGTGCTGGTTCACCGCCGAGTCGCCCGCATCCGGCAGCTTCAACTGCCGCCACAGAGCATTACGCGCCATCCGTTGCGACCGGATCTCGCCGATCAGTGGATGAATGACCTCCTGGCCCATCGAACCGCACGTGATCGACGGTGCCCCGGCCTCCGTCCACACCCCGGTCAACGCGTCGATCATGTCGGTGATCCGGCAGACGTCCTCGAGCGTCGTCAACTCATCCGGCCGCAACTCGTAGATATCCGCGACCGACTGCCACACTCGCTTGCCGCCCGCTCCGAGACCTGCCGGGGCCGACTTCTTAACCATGATCCGCCCTCCTGGGGCCTCGACTCGCACCCCACCTGGGGGTCAAAAAACAAGATCTCGGCGCACGCAGGACGCCACGCGCTATACGTTCCGGTGGCCGGGCTGCATGGGGGTGGGGGGTGCCCCCCCGGTCAGGCCTGGGTGCGGTTCGGTAGGGCGTCGGCGTGTGGGTCGGCCGGCGGTGGCTTCGCGCTGCGACTTGATCCGGTGGCAGTGGTGGCAGACGCCTTGCAGGTTGGCCGGATGGTCGGTGCCGCCTACTGCGACGTTGATGACGTGGTCTACCTGGGTGCTGTGGATAGTGCAGCCGGGGTAGCGCAGTCGGCAGGTCGGGTCGCGTTCGAGGATCGTGCTGCGTAGGTGGCGCCAGCTTCGGGTGCTGCCGCGTGCCCAGCCCATCAGACCTGTTCGGTCGGCGCGTGCCCTGGCCGGGCGCCGGTGGCGCGGACGTGCAGCTCTGCGCACAGGCCTTTGATCACATGGTCGGGCAACGGTGGCCCGTGATGAGAGACGGCTTCCTGAATGTTGAGGATGCACCTGTCGAAGTCGCCGGGTACGCCGTTCAACCCCACTGGATCTTGGCAGCTCCGGCGCCTTCAGCCCAATAGCGCTTGAGGCGCTCCGTGCTCGCGACGTCCTTCGGTGTTGCTTCGCGTCCAGCAGTCATTCGGCATCACCTCCTCATCATCGTCGTCTCGGGCATCTGGCGCACAGGTGCGCCCACACGTGATCAGCGTGGATGGTGCGGGTGGCCGAGTGGTGGCCGCAGATAGGGCAGGTCACGCCTGCTGCCTGATCTCATCCAGCACCTGGTCGATGGCTTTCTCGCATTGGATCGCGGCCAGCACATGGTCCTGAGCCTCAGCCAGCGCGGCGTCGGCCTTCGCCTCGTGGGCGTGTTTCGCTTTGCGCAGGTCCCGCAGTTGGCCGAGGGCTTGGCGGGGGATCATGCGGTTCTCGCTGCCTGCAGCTCGTCCCTGAGCAGGTCGAGGTGGCCGCGGAGCGGGCGGGAGTCACCACCACGATCCTCGCAGGCCACGATGTCCTCACGCAGGAGGTCGATGGCCCGTTCGAGGTCGGTAGTGGTGCGCTGGTGGGGGATCGGGTGCATGACGCCTCCCGAGGGGAAAGCGAAACGGCCCGGCGCTGATGCGCTCGGACCGTCTAACAGCGGAGACACTTC